TTACGTGGACATTAGACCCATCCTCGAAATCAACCGCCAAGCCCCAGGGCGTCACCGTTCCACCGCCGCCGGTCATGTACGTGCCGTAGACCCGGACCGCATCCACACCGCACGACCAGACGTTCGGATACGTCGGCGTTTGCGCGTCCTCGAACTCGCCGTTGCAGAATAGAAACTCAAGGTCAATCGGCGTGCTTGGCTCATTGTAGACTTCACGCCAAGCAAAAGCATCATTAAACGCAATCCAGTTAGCGTAGTTAAGCACCGTCCAGCCGGTTGGTATGCCATAATCTGTGTAGCCATACGGAGCTTGAACCTCAATCGAGTTATTGTATAGCTCCGCATAATACACGCGCGGATACCCCGGCGCGGTCCGGCCGGCTGTACCGTCGATTATGCCCGACTTGACCTCGATTTTCGTAACGTTGGTCACGACCTGCCCGAAGTCGGCCACGAAGCCGGCGCGCGCCAGGTATGCGCTGGTAAACAATCCGTTGCAGGGATATTGTTCCAACGTCCAGGTGATATTAGCGCCGTCGTCGGCAATACCCGCGCCCGGATTCGAGACGGCCATTTTCTCCGAGAAGACCGCTGATCCTGGGCCGCAGGGGTATGGCGGGTTCGTGTGCCAGATGGAGGCCGTCGCCGCGCCGTGCCAGGCGTCGGTCGTTTCGGGATATAGCCAGCCGGTAACCTCCTCTGGCGTTCCACCCTCAGCTACAGCAACCTCAGCCCATGTCCACGTCACCCCCAGGTCAGTCGATTTGCCCAAGTGAATCTCTGCGGCGTCGGCGTCGCCTACCAGCGTATACAGCGTACCGGTCGCGTCGTTGGGACACGCCAGGTCGTAGAATATCGTCGCCGGCGCGTTGACCGGCGTGATGTCGGTCCAGGTTTTGCCCGCGTCGAGGCTCTTGGCCAGCCAGCCCAGGCCGCCGCCGAAGAGTATCACGCTCTCCGGATCGCTCGTGCCCTGCAACGTCTGCCAACCACGCTGCACCATGCCGCACAGGAAGGCTGTATCTGTCAAGCCGGTGTTTCGAGCGACCCAGGCCACATCTGGCGCTTTCCAGTAGAAGCCGTTGGTCTTATCGAAAAATGCGATATAGCCGGGTGTCTCTTCTGAATCGGGCGGAAGCGGTGGCCATGCAGGAGCGGCGGGTTCAGAAGGCTCCTCTTCTTCCACTTCGGGCGGGTAATCACTTGTTATCCCTGTGTCCGGGTCGTTCTCGCGGTCTGCGGTGACGTCCACCTCCACGGTGCCGGTTTCAGGGTCGTAACGAATTTCCACCGTTCTCGGTATAAAGCGTTCGTCCGACCAGGCGATGCCACGCTTCGTGTCTGCGGAGGCCAGCGTGTGCGTGAAATACGCCGGCTGCGCCACGTCCATGTACGAATGATTGCCCGACAGCCTGAACGGGATGCCGGTGTACTTGTTGTTCTTTTCTCCAAGCACGACACCGGCCAATTCATTCGCGTCGGCCTGCGGTCCGAGAATCAGGCCCTCTATTGGCTCGCTGTTGCCGTGCTGCTTCGGGGTGATTCCAGGAGACTGCGAGAGGATCGGCGTGGCGGTAGCGCCATCGTAGTAGATGCCGCTCAGCTCGACGTGCCGTGTCTGGCCACGGTGTGGGTGTGGAATGTCCAGCTCCTCGCGCAGGTGGTCGGTCACGTCCAGGACCTCGACCAGGCCGGTCCGCTCGTCTTGGGGCAGATACTGCGGGTCGTGCTTCAGGTACAACGCGCCCTGGCTGTCGAAGCAGGCGTGAGCGAACAGGGCGCTGGACAGGTAGCTATCGACCTGCTGCCACACACTGGCTTTGGCAAATTCCTGTGACGCCAGTTTCAACGATGTGTCCGGCAGCCACACGTCGGCGATCTCGAAAATCGTGCTGTGCCACTTCATAATGTGATACGCGGCCTTCTTCGCCGTCAGGCCAATCACGTAAGGCCACAGGTTCGGCACGCTGGAGTCTTCCAGGTACTGCGGGTAGTTCTCGCACAGGGCCATGATCTCGTGCAGGGTAGCCGCTTTGAAATTGACTGAACGGTCTCCGTCCGGCGCAAAGCCCCACTTGACGGTTTCGTGGCTGATACGCCCGACGAACTTGATATTCTCGCGGTATGGATAACCACCGATGCTCTGAAGCGTATCGCCATACCATTCCTCGGCAAACAGGACGACCAGCGAGTCTTCCGGAAAGTCGCTCAACGTCGCGTCGCCGAATACGTTCAGTTCTGTCGTAGCGCCACCGGCCTGCCAGTCGCGCCGTATGGACGACATCGTAAAATCAGTGTACGGCGCGTTGGCCCCGCTCCGGTCGAAAATGAACACCGGTCGCCAGGTCCTCGCCGTCTGGCCATCGTTGTCCTCGATCTCCAGCGAGCACCAATACACGCCGGGCGTATCCCAGGTCACCTCTATCGGCGCGGCGGATGTGCCGGCGTCGCTCGACGTGGATGGAGTCCCGGAAGGGAAAACCCATGAATAGGTACTAATGGAGTCGCCGGTGAGCGGATAGCTCTGATCGCCGACGAAGTTGACCGTAGCGACGTTGGTGGTCTCCGGGTCGCCGTCGTCCACGATGAACGCACAAGCGGGCGGGCCGGCTATCGCAATCGGCGGCATGTTCTGGCCCTGAAAGCCCTCGTCGTAGTCCCAATACAGCCGCGAGCCGCCATACCCATCATCGGTGATGCGGGAGAACTTGACCCAATACTCGAAATCGTTCACTACGGACAGATAGGCGTCGTCGGCCCACAGCACGTCCGAGTTCTCGGCCACCTCGATGTCCGTACCGTCCGGGATAGCCTTGATGCGAACCTTGCCGAGGTCGCGCGCGCCCTCGGCGGAGCCAACCCACAGCGTCATGCCGATCTTGACATCGCCCGGCGTGCCGAGGGTCACGTTGTCGTACTTGACCGTCATCTCGCCCTGGGCGATGCCGCTATCGTTCACCCGGGCCTTCCACACCGGCGTTGGTTTGAGCACCGCCAGGTAATACTTGGCCCGGTGTGGATACGTTGCCAGAAGGGTCTTTTCTGCGGTCGTCAAGGCGGTCAGCATTAGGTCACCACCGCCAAATGAGTGAACTCTATCACCAGGTTTTCATAATAGCCCAACTTCGTCCGGCTTTCGTGTGCGTCTAACGGCCAGTGCATCAAAGCAGAGTAAGTCTTGAACGTCTCCGCGCCAGTGGTGTAGTCGTCGGTCAAGGTGACGATGTACACCTCCGCCGATGCGCCAGGGCAGATGTCACGCAAGGCCGAGACGCCGGCCTTCGGTATAGCGGAGAAACGCCAGGTCGCCCGCTCCGAGCCGTCGTAATATTGCGTACCGTCCGCTTTCCAGTACGACTTCGAGCCGGGGTAATAGGTGGACTTCGGCGGCACGCCACACGTCACATGGACGTAGGCTAACGACCCTGTGCCGTCGCTGTACTTGCATATCTTGTAGTCAGTCTGTGCCATGTCTCAATTCCTGCTCGTTATGTAGTCACGGATGTCATGGGTCAGCACTTCCCGGACCACTTGCTCCAGTCCAGCCTGGCTGATGCCAGGCGGCACACCCTCGAAGCGGATGGTATGCTCCGAATGGCCGCCAAATTTGAGCACTTTGTCCTGCGTCAATGAGCCAATGCTCTGCTCCAGCGCCCTGGTCGTCGCGGCGTTGAGGATGAACTCCCGGCCGGCCTCGCCCGTGCGCACGATGCCGGAAGCGTAACCCCCGGCGGCCATGCCGATGACTCCGGCGCGTCCGGCGGCGATGATCGGCGTACCGCCGCCGGCGATGGTCTGCAAGTTGCCCATGAAGGACATGAAGCGGCGTTCGATGTCGGCGTAGTATTGACTGGCATTGGTGGACATCTTCGCCAGGCGGTCCAGGTAAAGCTGAAATTCTGTCGTCCTGAGCTGCCGCTCCTGGTTGTACTGGTTGCGCAGGTCAAGCATCGACTGGAAGAACTGGCGCTTTTTCTCGTTCTGCTCATCCCGGAATTGCCGCTCCAGATCTGAGAGCCGCTTGCGGTGCTGCTCTTCGGCGCGGCGTTGCTGTTCCTGAAAGTTTTCTTCGGCGTCGGCTTGCTGCTGCTCGAATTGGGCGCGTTGGTCGTCGAGTTGTTGCTCAAATTGGGCCAGGCGGCTTTCCCGTTGTTCGCTGAAGGACTCTTCCAGGTCGGCCACCTGGCGGGCGTAGTCCTGGCTCTTACGCGAGGCTTCGCTCCGGTAGTCTTCCTCAGCCCGGCGGCGAGTCGTCTCGTAGGAGCGCATCTCGTCGAACACGGCCCGCGCATCTCTGGCGCGGACGGCGTCCTGCATCCGATAGTTATGATCCTCTTGGAGACGTCGCATCTCGCGTTGGTGATCCTCTTCGGCGCGCTGGATCTCGAGGCTATAGTCTTGCGCCTGATCGGTACGCTGCTGGTAATATTCCGCTTCGGCTTGCGCTTCCTGCTGCTGATAATTGACGATGAGGCTGGCCCGCGTGCGTTCGTAGTCAACGACGGCCCGCTGCTGCGAGGTGACGAAATCGCGGTAGGCTTCGGCTTGTTGCGTGGCGAAGTCCTCGATCAACTCCGCCCGCCGGGACTGGAAGCCCTGCTCCGCCGACAGCGCGTCGCGGTGGTAGCGTTGCGCCGAGTCTAGCCCGCGCTTCAGAGCTGCCGACCGCGCGGCGGTGTTCTGGTCTTCGTAGTTGACGAAGGCTTCTAACGCAGCCTGAGAGGATGTCCCGAAACGAGAGGTGAGCCAGTCTTCGGTTTTCTTGCCCGCCTCTTCGGCTTTGTCAGCGGCTTTCTCCAATACGCCGCCCCAAGTGCCGAACTCGTGTACCGCCTGGCCCAGTTGTTGCGCCGTGTCGTCGCCGATGAGACCGATCTCGCGCAAGCCCAAACCGACGATACCCAGGCCGGTCGCGGCCATCTGCGAGGGCACGCCCACGATCTCTTTCAACGCATCGAGTGGCCCGCCCTGATAGCCCAAGGCTTTCGCGCCGAGGTAGCCCAATCCGACTCCGCCGGCAACCGCGCCCGCGCCGGCTGCGCCCGCGCCGAGAGCCACGCCGCCCGCGCCGCCAGCCGCCTTGCCCGCGCCGAGCATCGTCGCTAAACTGCCCATGGAGCCAACGACGTTCATCAACTGGCCGGCAGCGACTGCCAACGTGCCGATGCCCGCGCCGCCCGCTCCTACGACCAGCGCCGCCTTGACGACTTCGGGGTGCTGCTCGATGAAGCTGGCGATGTCTTCAACCAGGTTGGCGGCTTTTTCGAGGTAGGGCACGATGACCTCAGCGGTCTCGCGGCCCAGCCTGATTTGCGCCTGCTCCATGCGCTGCGTCGCCGATAGCCAGCGTCGTGACGTGGCTTCAGCCATGCCGACCTGCTGAGTGTACGACCGCGCGCCGAGCAGGAGCGGCCCGGTGATCGCCGCGCCGACCATGCCGGCCATCATGCCGACACGGGTCAATCGCTCAGACGCCTCGCGCATCTGGTTGAACCGCTTGGCCAGCTCCGCCGCCGTCTTCTCCGACTTGCGCAGCGACTGCTCCACGTCGGTGACGTTGCGCTTGGTCTCCTCCGCGCTGCTCTTGTCGGTGGATATTTTTACTTTGGCGTTGAGTTCGCGTTCGTTATCCGGCATTCTCGCGCAACCTCTCTTTTACCCGTTCGGCGGCCAGGCGTATCTTGAATAGATCATCCAGCAAGGCTTCCGGTTGGTCCAAGAGCCCACCTGGATATGGCAGAAATTTCCAGCCGGTTGCCTCCATCAGCGTCCAGATGGTGTACGACGCTTCGTAGTCGTGGAGGGCGACATCGGGGAACTCCTCGCCGTCGTCCTCGTTGGCATAGCGCTGCCTCAGCCGCTCGTAGAGCCGGTTGGACTCTTTTTTTTAGCGCCGTCCGCTTCGTCGCCAGCCGGCTGTGGCCGCCAATGCGGGTTACATTCGTAGATCGCCCGCTCCCATTGGCCGACCAGGTTGTCCGGCAGCGCGATGAATTGCTCGAACGATAGAGGCCAGTCCAGGCCCTCTACCTGCACGGTCGCCGCCACGAAGTCGGGATAGGCGAGCCGCCACAAGCGCACGTCGGCATCGTCGTCAGTAGCCCGCAGCGCCTCGCCTATCAGCCGCGACCGTCGCATACCCAACAGCGCGGTCGCGGCCTGTACGACTATGGTGATCATTCTGCCATCTGACTCATAATTGACAGTGACTTGTTTCATGCCCGCCTCAATCATACTCATAGAACGAGACGATATAAGCCCCGCTCGTCGGCGCGGCAGAGAACGTCACGCCGGTCGTGGCTTCGGTGAGGCCGGTCGTCTGCTCCACGCCGTCGACCCAGGTGATGATCTTGCCTGCGTCGGCAGCCGGGTAAGCGGTCGGAAATGCGAACGCGACGTCGCTGCCGTTGCTCAGGAAGGCGACGATCTTGGGCTTGTACTGCGAGATGCCGCGCAAGCCCTGGGCGCGGGTGAAGCCCTCCGTCCCAGAAGCGAATGCCTTGCCCCAGGGATAACTGCCGACGAACTGCGGGCGAAGAGCATACACGCGCTCCTCTGGCGTGGCCCCGCCGTCCATGCCGGACTCCTGCGGAATGAGATACGCTTTCGGGAACAGTCGGAAGTCCCAACGCCGCGAGCCTTCGGCAGTGTCGCCCGGCGTCGAATCCAGCGACTGCCGGAAGGCCAACACCGCGACCTGGTTCTCCGCGCCTCTGTTGTTCGTGCCGAAGCCGAAGAGCTTGGCCTCGCCGATGGTGATGCTGGTATCGTCCGTCACTACGTCGTCCAGCACGTCGTCGGTGATGCCGGTTCGCACCTCGCCGGTGATGGCTTCGTTGGGCGGCAGATAGTCCACCTGGAAGATGTTGTCGTCGCCGATGCTGGTGATCTGCTGCGGCGCGGGGTCGTTGATGCTCAATGCCTTAGCCCGCGTGACTTGTACCCCTTCGTAGGCTGTCGTGCCCGTCGCTGCCGGATAACCGGTGCTGGTTATCAGCAGCACCTGGCAATGCCGGAAGCCTACTGAGGTTCGCCTAGTATTTGGTGCTGTCATACACTACCTCCACTACTCAAATGAACGTCTGGATCGCGAGGGCCACGAAAACCAGACAGGATGCTAATACCCTGGTCTCTGACACGCGGGCGAGCGTCCACGAAGCCAGGATAGCAGCTATAGCCACCGGCCACGCCGGGCCGGATAGACCACTGATAATCGAGGCGAGCGTCGCCAGGGTGATGATTATCGCCAGGGCGATCTCGCCAAAATAGAACGGATGGTTGTCGAATAACTCCCGGATGTCGTTCCGGTTGACCATGACCATGTTGTCGTGCCAATAGTGTTGCCGCTCTCCGACGTACAGCCGGACTGCCATCTGAATACACAACACCGCGATGATGAGCAGGGCGGCATGATAATAGTCCAGCGTGACGCAGAAATAGGCCAGCGCACCCAGGATCGCCGTCTCTCTGGACAGCGCCGCCAGGATGCACGCGCCCAGCGTCAACGATGGATCGCCGCTCATCCCGGCTACGACTGCTATCACCTCGAAGGGCCAGTCCCAGTAGTCGTAATAGAACGTAGCCGCTACGAGCACGGCAAATACCAGCGCCGTCATCGCGCCCAACACCTGGGCCATCAGCGCCAGGAGCAGGGTGAGAGATAAGACCTTGAACGGCTCGTACAACGCGACCAGCCGATATTTACGCGTCCCAGGAATGACACGCTCGATGAGACCAATGAGCCAGGGCAGGAGTACCCGGTAAGCCATGGGCGCTTGAGCTCGGCGCGCGTTCACGTCGTCGATACAGCCGATGCCGTTGAAGCGGGCGCCGTAGGTTCGCTCGCCGATCTTCAATTGCACCCGGTCTAGCGCAAAGGCCAGTGCCAGCCACATCATACCGCTACCCTCGTTTTAATGTTCGGCAGCGATACGCCGGACGACTTGGGGTTGATATACGTGATCTTGGATGGATGTTTGGCCCGCCACTCGTCCCACGTCTGCTCAGTCGATAGTTCTACTCGCAGATGCGGGATCTCGAGGCCCGTGTCACAGTGATGCTTGATGTCATGCTTTTTACACAGCATGGCAAAGATATAGTCTTCACCCAGGCTGATGGTCTTGCCGGTTCTATAGTCAATTCTAAAGAACGGCGGTTCCTCTCCTTCAGCAAAAAGCTTCTCGAACACCCAGCGCTTGATCGCAATCGCGCCGGAGCCCACGAAGTCACAAGCGTAGAGCCGGCCGCGCTCCCAACGCGCCGGGGCGGTTAGCTTGCCGTTCACTTCCATGAAAAATAGCGGGTCGCTGGACTCCGAACGCCGAAAGGCCAGCGCGCCGACCACGCCGATGTGCGCCGGATGTGCGGCCAACCTCACCACCACGTCAGGCGGCATGATGTGATCGCAATCGAGCATCACCAGCACGTCGTCCGGTTCGGGACTGTCGTAGCCCATGAAACCATCGACGCAGAGGTTGCGCGCATTGTCCGTGCGCGTGTAGGGTATTGAGATGCGGTAGACATCCGGCCCGGCGGTGTACGAGCACACGTCGAACAGCGCGTCAACCGCGTGTTCGTCCATCGAGCGTTCCTTGAGGACTGCCCAGAAGATCTTCATTCCGCTTTGCTCTCCTTCCGGGGCACGAGGCGCTCCGCTGTCGGCTCTGGCGCGGGCGTTGGCGCGGGTTTGTCTTCGACCCACAGCGCCCGGCCCTGGTTGCACTTCGGGCAATGCGCCGCCCGGCGTCCATGTGGCGCATCGGTATACGTCAACTCATATTTGTTGCAGAGAGGGCATTTCATAGACTTATTACCTCCGTTACCTGCTGAGTGATCTCAGCGTAATGACACAATACCCCGGCGAAGAGCCGAGGCTCGAATATCGTCAACTGCGCCGGCGGGTTTATAGTCCACACTTCGTCCTCGCCGTGCAGCCTCCCGCTCTCATCCAATGCTTGCATGACGGCCTCGACGGTGACCCAGGCTGACTTCTCCGTTTCGGCGGAATCATCCAGCCCGAAATAGCCGCGTATTTTGTAGGTGTACGTCCGGGCGATCTGGCCCTGCCCATCCGCCTGCGGCTCGTTCACCCAGTCCTGTGTCGCTATCGCGCAGGTGATCGTCCAGCCCCGGATGACGCTAGAGCCGCCGATGAGCGTCTTGAAGTAGTCCAAAAACGTAGACTGGTTGTTCGACCAGCGTTCGTAGTCGTGGACCAGGCCGATATTGGACACGCCCTCGACTATCGTATTGATATAGCCGCGTACCGTTGCTTCACTCATCGACCACCTACCAGATAGCTCACGATGTTTTTGAGCAGCTTGCTGTACTCCGCCTCGATGTACGGAATGGACGCCGCGATGCCATCCCGGAACATGAACGCGCCGGCCGTGTCGTGCTTCTTCAGGTGCATGGCCACGGCCCAGGCGATGGCCCGGCTTTCTTTTTCATCGCCGACCCCGAGCTTGCGCTTGACCCACGCCTGAATGGGATCGATGGGCGGCATCTTGCCCGCGCGCCGGCCGAACTCGACTGGTAGGGCGTAATTGAGCGGCGTGCCGTAGAAGCCCTCCATCTGCGCCCGCTGGCCCCTGATGTTCTGGTAATAGCTCCCGCGCAAGGCGCCGACGTTGACCGGCGTTCGCCCGCCGATCTGCTGATCCAGCATCGACATGACGGCGGCCATCGTATTGTAGAACATGCGCTGCGCCTCGCCGTCGATGTCCTCGATGTCCTGGATGTCTTGCAGGAACTCCTCGAAGCCCTCAATTTCGATGTACGTCGCCGTCATCGCGTGCCCCTACCATGAAAGAGAAACTGGCGACCGGGCGGCCACGATGGCTCGGTATCCCAGTCTACGAATGCGCTGGCCGGGCGAACTTTCTCGTTTTTGGCGTTGAGGCCCAGATGTCGCTCGTACAGAGCGATGAACTCCGCCGCCCGCCGCGCGAACTCGCCCGATCTGGTAGTATGCGCCGTACTGTCGGCGGCGATGGTGGAGTCACTCGATTTGGCATATTTAGCCGCCAGGGCGTGGCAGCATAGGCCAGCCGCCAGGTGACACACGGCGAAGAAGTCGCCAGTCGGTACGCCGGCCTGCAGGGTCTTGGCGGTGAAGGTGTTCGTGGCCGGAACCGTCGCTATCTGGTGAGTCGCTATGGCGTCGTCAGTTGCTTTCTGCCAGGTTTCATCCAGATAGACGTAATCATTGGCGATGAAGCCGTGACCGGCCTGTGTGACGCTCGTAATGGTAGACGAGGCGGTCCAGGCGTAGGGCACGGAGTAGGTCACGCGCATCGTTTCGGTCGCGGCCGGCGCATGGTTGGGCAGCCAGAGATAACGCCCGCCGTTGTACCAGTAGTCGTCGTCCCAGTCTTCCGGTTCGAGATAGACGGG